TAAAAATATTATTCTTATTGATTGTAGCTATTATATATTTCATAGATATTTTGCAACATATAGATGGTTTAGTTTTCAAAAAATAGAAGTTGATATTGAAAATATCGTAGATAATGAAGTATTTATAAATGCATTTTATAAGCATATTAATAATGATATTAAAAAAATCTGTAAATTTTGGAAAACAACAAAAGATAATATAGTTTTATGCAATGATTGTGTTAGAAGTGATATTTGGAGAAATGATTTATATGATAAATATAAATCTACTCGTACACAGAAAAATAACTTTAATAAAAAAATATTTACTATATTTGCCGAATATATTAAAAAATTAAATATTAAAAATATATCATCATACCGTATGGAAGGGGATGATGTTGTTTATATTACGCAAAAATATATTAAAAATGAGACTAATGAAAACATCATTATTATCACTAATGATAATGATTTCTTACAATTGGTAGATTCAAAAGTTCTTATTTATAATATGCAGTATAAAGAATTGAAAACACGTGGTTATGATGATCCGAAAATTGATTTACAGTTTAAAGCTATATATGGTGATAGAAGTGATAATATTCCTAAAATTTCAAGTAGTATAAACAAAGATAAAGCTGTAATGCTTGCTAAAATGTCGAATGAAGAAAGAGTGGTATTTTTAGAAGAAAACAATATAATTGATAAATATAATTTTAATATGTCGCTTGTATCATTTGAAAAAATACCGACTGAATATATTGATAAATTTTTTAAAAATATTACTATTAAGCTAGAATAAAATTATCTATTTCAAATAAAAATTGACATTTATAATTAAATATATAATATAATGATGGATAACTTTTGTAATACACTAGTTCCCAAAGACACTACTCCTGAAATTGAAATTGCAAAACTTGCATTATGCAACTGTTGTTATGCGCATAAAAATAATAAACCTATTGTGTTAGGTGTATGGAATGAACTTCCATTATATCACGCTTCTGTTGAGATAAGTAATAAAGACAGTAATTATATTAGAATGTGTGAATGTGATTGTCGCTTCAAAGCCAGGTTTATATGTCGCAAATTTTGTATTAACTAAATGTGTTTTTAATATTTTTCCACATCAGTTTCTAATCTTTTTTTATTATTACATGATTCACAATACAAACCATATTCATCATCTTTAATCCAAGCAAAATCAGTCTTACACCCCCTGCAAATTAAACTCATATATATATTATCATTATCATATATACCAAATATTTTTCTTGTTTTCTCTCTTTTAATATCATTTTCATAATATTCATATACTTCTGTTTCATATATTTCAAAACTATAATTTTTTTTAAACCAGTTTGTTATAAGGTAATTAGCAAGTTTTCTATTATTTACATCTTCCTCATCGTCTATAATAAACTTATCATATGTTTTTTCATAAGATTTAATAGCCTTATAGATACCAAACTCTGTAACAATGTTTTTATAAGTTTTAACAGAATTATTAACTTTATCATAAATAATATTCTTTAAAATAAAATCATATTTAGCTTTATTTTTAATATTTTTAACAATAATATATTCAATAATAGATTTAGTTTCTTTATGTAATGACATATTGGTAAAAAAAATATAATTATTAATCATTTTTTATAAATTATATAATATTACTATAATTAAAACAAAAAAAGAATATAAAAATGTTATATTCAGAATAAAAATTGATTGTAATATTATTAAATTTATATTACCCTGAAATATAGGGGGGAAAAAAATAATATTTATTACAAAAAGGACAAAAAGTATAATATATACAGAAGACAAATGTGTCAAGAATCTTGATTAAATATAATTAAGATGAATCGCTGATATATTGTATTTCCATAGTAGTTTTAAATATAAATTGGTTTTCCAGGGATACAATGTTATTGTTGAAATTTTTTTTTATTTTCATAAAACTAAAAAAAATAGATAAAATAAAACATCCTTTATATATTCTATAATAATTCTTTTTTAACTTTTATAAAGTGATAATCATCTTTAATATTGAAATAATTTAAAATAATTAAATATGCTAAATCCTGATATGTTGATTTTGCTGGTTTTTTCCAATCAATATAATAGTCTTCGTTATATTTACTTTTGTATAGGGCAAGAGCAATCATAAAATTATATTCACATACAATATTAACATTAGAATACTTATTATCTTCTTCTTCAATAAAAATTAATCTATAAATAATATCTTTTAAGTTGTAATTGCTATCGGGAGTTATAAATTCTTTGTCGTTTTTTATATATTTGATTATATCCGACATGTTATCACCTGAAATACCATTCATTTTTATTAAAGCTTTCTTTGTATATTCCATTGTAATATATATATAGTATATTATGATATAGTTAATCAATTTTTATTATCAAATATATCAGTTCTATAATTACCAAAAGTATATTTCAATTTAAAGTAATTATTCATTAGAAAAGTTGCTAAAATCTTGCTATTGAAGATTTCTTCATCACAATCATTTTTATCTGCTCTAATTTCAATTGCATTAAAATTACTACCATATTCATTGATAATATCAATATAACTGTTGCTATTATCAATCTGTTCGTTAATAAGATTTTTTAATATAATATTGTATTTATCTTCATCTTTAATATCCTTAATTATAATAATTTTTTTAATAATTTTTACTTCATTCATTAAAGCATATTGAAAAGATAATTTTACCTGTTCTAATGACATATTGGTAATAAAAAATATAATATACAATCAATTTTTTTAATTATATTTTAACAGATTAGACAATATAATCCAACCAAGTATCTATTCTATATGTGTTTTTTTATATAAAGTATTGATTTATATAGTCAAATAAATATGAATTTGAAAAAAATAAATATATTAGTGACTGGTGGTTGTGGATTTATAGGTTCTAATTTTTGTAATTATATTTATAATAAAGTCAATAAATTAATTATTATTGATAAGATAACTTATGCTGGTAACAAAAACAATATTAAAAATATTCTAGATAAAGATAATGTAATTTTTATAAATGAAGATATTATTAATCATAATTTTGAAGATACATATAATAAATATAAAATAAATTATATTGTTCATTTGGCTGGTGAAACACATGTTGATAAATCATATAATTGTTTAGTGAATTTTATTGATAATAATATTACAGCAACTCATATATTGTTGGAATCATTGAAAATAAACAAGATACCAATAATATTTTTTTCAACAGATGAAATATATGGTGAATCAAATAATACTAAATTTATAGAAACTGATAATTATAATCCAACAAATCCTTACGCTGCTACAAAGGCAGCAGCAGAATTATTAATAAATTCTTATATTAAATCTTATAATATTAATATAATTATCGTTAGATGCAATAATATATATGGGTCAAATCAACATAATGAAAAAGTAATACCCAGCTTTATTGATTATGCTGTGGATAATAAACCATTATATATACATGGTGATGGTTATAAAATACGTGATTTTGTATATATTGACGATATTATTGAAGCAATTATAGTTTTAATGGATAATGGTGTTAATCAAGAAATATATAATATTGGTTACGAAAATCCAAGTACAATATTAGATTTGGCTGAATTAATATTAAAAGAATGTGGTAGCAATTCAAAAATAGAATATATCAAAGATAGACCATTTAATGATAATAGATATAATATAAATAGTGATAAATTAATTAAATTGGGATGGAAACCAATTCATATAACAAAAGATAGTTTTATAATAAACATAAAAAAATTGATAAAGAATAAATATGATAATAATTAAAAATGTTGTAAATTTGAATAAATATGAGTTAAATAAATGTAATAATTTAATAACACATAATTTCACATATAATCGCATCAATACATATGATACTATCTTATTATATAAATTTAATAATAATATAATAGGATTTTTGGGTATTAGTAAAGATAATTATTTAAATCAATTATGTGTTGACATAAATCATAGAAATAAAGGATATGCAAAAAAATTAATAAAAATGGCAATAGATATATTAAAAGGCACTATTTATCTCTTTGTTGATAAAAATAAAGAGAATACTGATTTTTTGGTAATATTTTATGAGAAACAAGGATTTATTATAGAGTATGATAATGAAGATGAATATAAAATGTTTAAATGATAATATAAGAAGATAAAAAATGAATAATGCTTGTTTCTCATATGTGAATAATGTCCCACAACACATGAGTTTTGTCTCACCATTATCACAACAACACCCAGAACTACCAACGCGAATAGAGAATAAGCCAAAAGTACCAATCGCAGAGATAATTAAACAAAAAACAGAATGGGTGTCAACAGAATTAAATGTAATTAGAGCAATATATCATTATATAAATACTAAATATTGGATATTATCAATAACAGTAATAATACTGTCTTCTATATTAACAGTTGTGGAATCTATTAAATTAATATTTATAGATACAAGTACTAAATACTTAGAATCAGATACTACTGAAAATGATTCTAATAGCAATAGAATATTGTATAGTATTGGTAAAAATACTTTAAATTGGAATCTAGCTTGTGATATATTATCTTTATTAACTGGTGCAGCAATAACTCTAATTATGAGTGTAATAAGATATAATAAGTATCAAATAAATTTAGAATTTATTAGCAATAGATTAATGCAATTAACTACATATAGATCTAATATTATTTTAATGCAATATAAAGTTGATAATACTAAATATAATGTGGAAGAAATAAAAGCTGAGTTTTTAAAAATGGAAGAGAACATATATAATAAAGATATTGAATTAGATAAAATAATATCTGATAATAAAGAAACTGGATTCCGAAGAGATGTAGAAAATTTACATCATAAAGGTCATTATCGTTATTGTTTATTACATATATTTATGAAATATCTATGTTGTAGAATTAGAATTAGTAAGTTTGAAAAAAAGGTTAATGAACCAATCCAATCAGTATAGACAAATAAAATAAAGATGAAAATTAGTGATTATGTGTAAAAATTGATATATTAAATTATATTTAAATATTAATAATGGAATTTATTAATGTTTACATAGACGGATCTTGTATTAACAACGGGAAAGAAAACGCCGAAGCAGGTTATGGTGTATATTTTAAAGAAGATGATGAAAGAAATGAATATAATAGAGTAGTTGGTAAACAAACAAATAATACAGGTGAATTAACAGCATTTATAAGAGCATTAGAAATTTTAAAAGATGATAATATTAGAATTAATATTTATACGGATTCGGAATATGTAATTAAATGTGCAGGATATTATACTGCGAGACTTGCAAAAAATGACTGGAAAACACAAACCGATAAAATTCCTCCAAATTTAAAGTTATTAAAAGAAATTTATGAACTTGTGAATAAAGAAAATAAAGAAAATATTAAATTACATCATATCAAAGCTCATACTAATTTTGAAGACGAACATTCTAATGGGAATTATAATGCTGATAGGTTAGCTAATTTGGCAATAGGTGTTGATGTTAAAGATAAAGTTGTAAATAAAAAGAATTATATAACAATTGCTTATAATTATAAAGATGACGTTAAAAAATTAGGCGCCAAATGGGATAAAGATGAAAGAAAATGGTATTATGATGATGATATTAGTGAAGAAAATAAAATGGCAATTGGAGTTATCGAGTTATCCTGTATTGAGAATAAAGATTTACCACCAATTATTGAAGAATCTGAAAAAGTATATATCAAAATCCCTTTTAAAAATAAAGATCAAGTTAAAAAGATGGGTGCAAGATGGGATCCTGGTCTAAAATCATGGTATTACTTTTCAAATAATACAAATAAGGATAAAATTATGAAATTAGGAAACAGTATTTAATTCCAATATTCTATTAATATAATTTAAATTAATAAGAGGTAATATGGGACAACATTCCCATAAATGAGTTTTAAGGAATGTTTGTATTTTATATTTTTTAGGATACATATGGAATAATCCCATATATATATCATCCATATATTTTTTATATTTAGGTTTTAAAAGGTGTGAACTTTCTTTTGGCAATACAATAAGTAATTGCATATTAGGTGATACAAAATTATTATTTTTATTAATAATAGGTTCTTCGTATGCAATAGAATGGTTAGTTAAATCTTTTAAAGTAGGTGGATAGTTGTATGGATAGAACCATTCGCAATCTATGTCAGAGCCTTTATAATAAGAATATACCCAATAAATACCTTTTATATAATTATTACAAGAATTAAACATATCTGTTGAATCTAATGTAATATTGGTATTGAATATTTGCTTATAATATTCTTTTTGCCAATTTCCCGGATTATTATAAATATAATATGATAAGTTATCTTTATTTTTTAACGCATAACAATCACTTGGTAATTTAGCATCACCCATTATTTTTTTATTGATGTATTTTTCACAAACATAATGTATATCCTTATCTTCTGTTGTAGATAAGTATTTAAATATAGACTTTAATGTATTATAATTTATTTTCCCGTTACATATCAACAACCCGTGTTGCTGAATTGATATTTTTGTAGCAGATATTAACTTATCAATTCCATCTGTTTTGAGTTCTATCGTCAATAAATGTGGAATGAAATCATTACCTAGAATTGAAGTCATTGTACAATAAGTTTCAATAATATCAATATCATTATAGCTTTCATATGATATTTCCATATTCCATTTTTCTTTAACTTCGCATAAAATAGCATTTTTAAGATTATCTATATTTAAATAATTGAATATGATATCACCACTATCTCTATCCTTTGTTTCTCTCATTAAAAATATTTTCTTTTTATGTGAAATTAATGACAATATAATTAAATCAGCATCTAGACCATTTATAATAATATTATTGTAATCATTTTCTACTTTTAATTTTTTAAATATTTTATGTTCTCCTTCACCGGTTTCATTACTTCCGCTATATATAATATCAATTGAAAATGTAGAATATCTAATTTTTTTACTGATAAAAACATTTAAATTATTCATGAATTGTGTACCTGGTGTAATTGCGTTTGTATCCCATTGGGGTTTTTTGGTAATATGCACATCATCAATAACGTTTCTATATATAGATAAGTAACGACGCTTTCTTTGTTGAGACATTTTAGCTGCTGGTGCAACCCCATCGGCACATATTATATATTTCTTCGCTTTATAAATATCTATATAATGTAAAATTTTATTCCAAACACCTTCAATAATTTTATCTTCGACATCAACAATATCCTTTTCATATATTAATTCCTGTGCCACATTATGAATAATACCATTAAAATCTATACAATATATATCGGTATTTTCTGGTTTTTTATTACTAACAACATTATTATACTTTTGTGATAATTTGTAAAAATAATAAGGAATCCCCATTTAATATTTAAGCTAATAAATATTTATATGATAATCATTTTTTTATTTTTCTTGATATCTAATTAGAGAATATAATGTATAAAAATCGTAGCCCACAAATAAGTTTAAACGCTTTATTTTTTGGTTCTGAACAATCTAAGTATGCTGGTATTGCATTATTTGGTACTATATTTGTACTATGTTTAGCTATATTATTTTCCAGTAGCAAAATACCGATTGATCAAAGGCTTGCATTTGTTATATTTATAATAATTGTATCTATACCATCTATATTAATGTCTTTATTTGAATTAACTTGTATAGTAACCGGTGGTAATATGAATACTAGATGGTGGTGTTGGTTACTTGCATGGGTTATATCCGTTATTATAATATTATACTGTTTAATGATTATTTTTTCATTATTAATGTCAATGTCTAGCTTTGAAATAGCTAACCAAAGAGCTGATAATAATACAGAAAATAATAAAATTGATTCTAAAACAGCAGATGAATATGCTAAAAATGTAATTAAACAATATGAAGACGAGAAAGCCCAAGAAAGTAGTAATAACAATGTTGTTAAAACTACTGTTGATGACGATGTATATTATGAAAGTGATGAAGAGCCACATTTTCAACAACATGAAGAACACTATGAAGAAGAACAAGTAGAATATCAGCACCATGCACCACAAGTTGTAGAAAAATCACTATCTGGATTTGACAATTACGATAACACAAGTTCTTATTCACCCATTCAATAATTAGTTTTTTTTAAAAAATATTTAAGAAATCGTTTAATATATTATTATAATGTTGAGTAATGAAAAAAAAAGAAGATGATACAAGTAAAAAGAATATTTATTTTAGGCCTCAAACTTGTAGAAATTGTGGTTTAAATGGTCATTTATATAAAGATTGTCCTCATCCTATTATGAGTTTTGGAATTATTTGTTATAAAATAATTGACGGTAAAATTAAATATGTTATGATACAGCGGAAAGATAGTTTATCATTTATGGAGTTTGTTAGAGGTAAATATAACGCAAAAGATCAAAAATATTTAAAACAACTTGTCGAGTATATGACCGAAACTGAAAAACACATGATTATGAATAATAGTTTTGATCAGATATGGAATTATACATGGTGTCAATCACAGCATACTAATTTTAAACAAACTAAGGAATATTTGGATTCAAAAGCCAAATATGAACATAATATAAATAATAATAATTTAAACAATATATTAGCTGTTAAAAATATTAAAAGTAATTATACAGAGCAAGAATGGGGATTTCCCAAGGGTAGAAAAAAAATAAAAGAGTATGATATTGATTGTGCGGTTAGAGAATTTTGCGAGGAAACACAATTATATAAAGATGATATTTCAATTAATATCGATGTTATACCTTTTCAAGAAATATTTTTTGGCACAAATAACGTATTGTATAAACACGTATATTATATAGCAAAAATTATTAAAGATGATGCAGAGTTACTTATTAATAAGACATGTATGGAACAAATTAGAGAGGTTAGAGCTTTAAAATGGTTTTCTTATGGTGAAGTTCTAAACCATATTAAAACTCACAATATTGAAAGAATTAAAATATTTAAAAAGGCACATATTATTATAAGTAATTTATTATAATATATCTTTATTTTTAATAGGATAATGTTAAAAGGCAAAACAGCCAATAAAATTGTTTGTCCGGAAGGAACAGAAATTAATCCAATATCTGGGAGATGTGTTAAAATATGCGAAAAAGGAAAGATTAGAGATACTAAAACTGGAAAATGTGTTAAAGATAAAGATATAGAATGCCCGGAGGGAACAGAAATTAATCCTATATCTGGGAGATGTGTTAAAATATGTGTTAAAGGGAATGTTAGAGATGTTAAAACTGGGAAATGTGTTAAAGATACTAAGATAGAAAAATTAGAACCCAAAATAACATCAAAACTATCTAAATCTTCTAGTCCTACATCATTTTCTTTATATTACCCTGATTTAAAAGAAGAAGATTTTCCTAACAAAATTTCTAGAAATATGAATTTTGCAATTCATAAAATACCTAAATTTCCTATTATTGAAAATATTGAAGATTTCAATAATGTTGCTGATAAATTATGTGGTTCATTTGAAACTTCTTTATATCAACATTTTGTTAGTCAATATATATCTTACAAGACACCCTATAATAGCATACTATTGTATCATGGTGTTGGTGTAGGTAAAACGTGCTCGGCAATAACAATGTCAGAATCTCTATTAATAGCACATGATAACAAAGAGCCTATGATTTGGGTTATTATGCCACAATCATTGAAGCAAAGTTTTAAATCCCAAATTTTTGATATAGATACTCATACATTTGAAAATGTTATGAATCAATGTACAGGAGATACTTATGTAAAACTATTAAATATCTATAAATCATCATTTAATAATAAGAAGTTACTTAATACAGAATTGAAAAAAATATTAAAGAATAGATATAGATTATTTACTTATGACGGATTTTCCAAATATATTATAGATAATTATAAGGACAAAAAAGTTGAAAATAAAGTTATTATTATAGATGAAGCACATAACATAAGAAGTACAAATAAAAAAGATAAGGATTCTTATATTGCATTAACAAAAATATTAAGTTCGGGGGTAAATAACAAGTTGGTTTTATTATCAGCTACCCCCATGTATAATGAACCAAGAGATATACTTGACTTATTTAAATTGATGTTGTTAAATGATAAACGTGAAAATATACTTGCAAAATATGCAAAAATTTTTGGTAATAAAAAATTAAATATTGATGATACTGTTGTAGAATTGATAAAAAAGCTATCTTCAACATATATATCATATCTAAGAGGTAAAAACCCATTTACTTTTGCATTAAAATTAAATCCTGAGAATAGTGGAATTAGTGTATTAAAGAAAACTCCTATTAAAGACCCATCGAATAAAGCTATACCAACGAATGAATTAAAATGGATAGATAATATTGATAATGGTATCGTAACTTCAAAACTTAGTTTATCACAAAAATCTAAAATAGAAAAATTAGGATATAATAAAGAAAAAATAGACGATAGTGAAAGCGATGATATATCAGATGATAATGAATCAGTTGAAAATAAAAATCAAAATATGAAATTATTACAACCGATGAATATAGTATATGGTGATGAAATAGGAAATAAAGGGTTCTTCACTTTTTTTACAAAAACGAGAGATAGCGATCCGTTACTGGTTAAATATAATAAAAAATATGATAATGCCTTAATGCCTGATGAAAGTAAATTAGGTAAATATTCTGGAAAGTTTATGAATATATGCAATATTATAAAAAAATCAAAAGGAGTAATAGTTATATATTCTAGATTTTTATATTCTGGTGTATTACCGTTTGCTATTTGTTTGGAACATATGGGTTTTACAAGAGAGGGTACAAATAATATACTAAATAATGCTGAAATAATTAAAGACAAACCAGTATATGATAATATTAAATCGCCAAAATATTGTATATTAACAAGTGATAATAAGGAGATTATGGGTTCTACACAAATAGATACTTTAATTAGTAAAATAAATAAGCCAGAAAATATCAATGGAGAATTAGTTAAAGTGATATTAATAACACCAGTGGCAAGTGAAGGACTTAGTTTTTTTAATGCTCGCGAAATACATTTAATCGAACCATGGTATCATTTTAATAGACCTGAACAAATTATTGGCAGAGGCATAAGAAATTGCAGGCATCAAAATTTACCACTTGAAGATAGAAATACTACTGTTTACTTACATGCTAGTATAAATGATAACGAAAATAAAGAAACTATTGATATTCATGCTCTTAGAATATCAACTCGTAAATATATTGATAGCATTAAGGTAGATAAAATTATAAGAGATAATTCCATAGATTGTATATTAATGAAAAATATAAATTATTTTCCCAAATCTATATTTAATATTGGAAAAGTAAAACTCAATACTTCACAAAATAAAATATATGAATATGAATTTGGAGATAATGATAAAATTGAGCCAGCATGTTATGATAAAAAAGATGATTTGGACACTGATGGATATAATAGCGAAGCTTATAAACATCTATTGAAACGAACGCAAAATTCTTTGAAAGGATTATTATCAGAATATATTAAGAACGGTGTTTTTTATATTGTTTATGATGATATTAAAAAAAAACTAGACATTGATGATGATTTATTGATATATACTATTAGAAAATCTATATATCCATTTGTAATTATTAATGATTATTATATTATTATACATAAAGATGGTATTAAAATAATTAAAAATGTTAGTAAAAAAATAAATAAATTGAGTATAATATTTACTAATGAAGATAAAATAGTAAAGGTGGTTAGTGATATTAAATCGGTAAATATTGAAAATGTAATTAAGAATATTGATATTGATACCAAAAATAAAAATAGTACTACTATATCAATGTATTTAAATCTAGATAATAACCAATTTATAGATTTAATACAATTGATATTAACAAATAAAAGCAATGATGATAGAATAATATTCTTAGAGAAGTGTTTGTACGACCAAGGAGTATTAATAAAAAAAGAGGAAATACCTTCTTATAAAAAGAATGAAAATAAATATATAGGATATATAAATATATACGATACAACCAATAAAGATAATAATATTGATAAACTGGATATTAATCTTCATGTTAAGGATACAGATGTATTTAATATGGATATTAGTAAACGCGAAAGGGATGAATTTGCTAAAATGAGAAATGTACCTTATAATTTACCACAAGATATGTCATTGGAAGAAATGCCTTGGGGGTTTTTAGAACCTTTTAAAAACAAGGATACATTTATAAATAAGCTTAAAATTTTCTCAACAGACCCTGTAATTGGAAAGGGTAAGAAAACAGGGCGCGTATGCGAAACATATTATGATACAGACCATAGTAAATTCTTAAATCAAATAAATAAAACAATTGATGATAATTACAAATTCAAAAATAAAAAACAATATTGTAATCATATTGCAAATAAATTATTAGAAAAGAATAAATTATTATTATTACCATTATATAAACCTAGATAGTTAAAACGATTATTTCTTTATAAGTATCTTTATTATATGATACAATAGCATCATTATACTCTATTGATTTACTAAATAAGAAAGATATAAATAATGCGGTGGCTTTATTCCATCTATTATTAACAATACCTGACATAACTTCTGAACTTTTTGTTACACCAAAAACCTTATTAAATTCTTTTTTTGAAACAAAATCAATTATTTTTTCTTTAATATTATCTTTAAAATCATCAAAAGTATTAGATTCTTTCAAAATTACATCTAATGGTTTTAATATAATTTTTTTTTGTATTTTTTTAGGTTTTATTGTAATATTTTCTACTTGAACTTTTTCTTGAATAACGGGTTCAATATAATTTATATTTTGTGTAAACTTATTATATATACTAATATTATCTGGTTTCCATATTGTACTATTATTGTTAGAGTGATTTATTTTGTCATATAATATTTTAATCATAATTATTATATATACTAATAATACTTTCTATATCATTTTTTATGTTATTAGATAATTTTCGTATTTTAATTCATTATCATAAAGATTGTAAATTAATGTATTTTGTTTACTAAACTTTTTCTTTAATAAATAAAATTTCATACTAGATGAGAATTTTTGTTTAATATTATTTCCCAATTCTGTCTGTTGTATTATATTAACATCGTCTTTTTTTGCATATTCTTTATTGGTTTTATCAATTGTATTATTTAACAAATTTTTCATCAATTCATATTTACTTATTTCATTTTGTGATTTTATACAAAATGAAATATAATTATTCATTTTCACCAAGTTATCTTTCGTTAACCAGTTTAAGTTTAAAAAAATACCATTATTATTTTTTGTATAATTAACATTACAATTTTTTATTATTTTAAATAACTCATTTATTTCATTATGTGTTAACTTTGTGACATTTCCTTTTATTAATCTACATAATTCATTTTTATTCATTTTTACATTATAATAATTTTATATATTTATATATTAAATATCTTCAAAATCATCTAAATCTTCTTCTAAATCTTCTTCTAAATCTTCTTCTAAATCGTCTAATTCATCATCATCATCATCATCATCTTCTTCTTCTTCTTCTTCTTCTTCATCGTCTTTTAATGATATAGAATCTATTTTAATTTTTTTAATATCATCATCATCATCATCATCTTCTTCTTCTTCATCTTCTTTGTTTAAAAGTTCTATGAAATCTTCTTGTAAATCATCATCTTGATCTTCAATATCGGATTGATTGTCTTCTTCAATATCTTCTGCAATTTCAATGATATCTTCTTTATCTTTTATAATTTTACCGACAATAGATATCATTTTATCATATAGGGTAAATTTTTTACCACACACGCGAACATTTACATTGTCTCCAATATTGACATCATCAATATTTATCTCAGATTGTATTCCAGATGTAATACGTGGAATAATAACTTCAAGTATAGACATATCTTCAAATGTACCAATTGCTCTGAGACCTAAATTATTTTTAGCTTTAATAATACATTTAATGATTGAGTCTTGTGTTGGGTTACATATTTCTGCGATACAACTTAAATCATATGCTATATTTCCATTTAAATGCGACTCTTTAAAATACCCGGCAGTTCGTTTGATAATTTTGATACTGTCCTTTTTAATGAATCCATGTTTACTACAATTATTTTCAAGAGTTGATTTTATTTTCAATAATATTGTTTTGTCAAAATTTTTATTAAATTCGTTTGGTGTTAAAATTACAGTAGTATTAAACTTAATTGGCATAAACATTGTTGACATTACTATTGTAATATAATCTATAAGAATATATCATTTTTTTTATTTATATATAAAAATTGATATATAAATCTATAATGTCTTTATTTATTAGAGACACAATATGGAAATTTCCAAAGATCATTCTATATTTTCTATAATTGATAAACACTATTCCTTAATTGAAGAAGATTGTGAAACATATGTTAAATTTAATAATGCATTAAATTGGAGTGATAGTGTATATGAAAATTTTATAAATGTTATGAAATCTTTAAATTATGGCGAAGAAATAGATAAACAAAAGCTAGAAATATACTGCGATGAAACATTATTAAAAATTTCTGGAAATACTAACATTATAAAATATTGTCATAATTCCAAGTATAATAGTAATAATTTTGAGTGGTATAAAAACAAAGTAATATCAAAAGATATTGTTGATGATTTATTAGACTCTAAATTAAATTTTTATTCTATCAAAAGAAATTTATATTCGGAAGCGAGTATTCCTGTAAATTGGAATGATATCAGAAAATTTTATAAAATAACGAAAAAAATAAAATACACCGACCCGAAAACAAATATAAAATTTATAATTAGTATAACAAAAGGAAATGGCTTAGAATATGACGAAGTAAATGATTCCGACATGTATTATAATTTAAATTATTCGGGCATATTATCATCAACACAGAAATACGAGTTTTATGTTGATATAACAAAAACAGATAAAGATTATATATTACCGGCATTAATCAAAATGGAGCAAGCATTATATTTATCAACATATGTTATATCTAAAACTCAACAACAGGATATTATAAAAAAATACTATGAACTTGTTAAAAATGATATTATAATTAAATCTTATAACAATAAAAATCCCAATAAACCACCATTGATGACACCTAAACCTGTTACATTAGAAAAAATAAATGTTCTCAATCCTGATGAATATGGTATTGTTAGTATATTATCAGAATATACTGTTACTGAAAAAGCAGATGGGGAAAGATTACTAATGTATATTGATAATATAGGAAAGGTATATCTAATTAATAATACATATAGAGTAACAGATACGGGAATTACAGCTATTAAAGAGTTAAATAATACTTTAATTGATGGCGAATATATTTCGTGTAATAATAGAATTGATAATTCATCGAAAGGTCTATTTGCTGCTTTTGATATTTATTATTATGGTGGTGAAAAAATTACATCTTTACCATTGATTGATAATGATAATAAAGTTAAATCAAGATATATGTATTTATTACAAACTGCTACTGGTATGAAAAAAACTGAATATTCTATTGACTATATTGTGAAGGAACATCTATATAATAAGGATATTTTAATGGATTGTGATGAAATATTATCAGGAAAAAAACAATATCCTTATGATATAGATGGTTTAATATTTACTCCTGCTAAATTAGCATTATATTCATATTATGCAAATAAAGCGATGCCTATAACTGATAATGTTAAATGGGATAGAGTATTTAAATGGAAACCTCCTGAACAGAATACTATTGATTTCTTAGCAAAACAAGCTAGAACTACAACTATTGATGGTATAAAATATAAAGAGTTTTTGTTATATGTAGGATATAATGCTTCTCAATGGGAACCTTATACAATAGACGAGGCTTTAAAGATAGCATATAATAAAGAATATAGATTGATGGTGCAAGATAAAAAGAAAACATATATGCCTAAATTGTTCCAACCAAATATATATTATGAGAAAGGTATTGAAAAAATACTAGTAAAATTAGATTCCAATGGAAAAGTTAGATGTAAAAATGGTGATATAATTGAGAGTGATGTAATTATAGAATGTATTTATAATATGGATAGAAATATTCCAGCTAATATGAGATGGAGTCCAATGAGATTACGAGAAGATAAAATACGGATTTATAAAATGGGTGAATTATCAAAAACAGCAAATGATATGAGTGTAGCCATTAATATATGGCGTTCTATTCATAATCCTGTAACGGAAAGTATTATTAGAGGAAATAAACAGGTTGTAAATATGGATGTTAACGATAGTGAAAGTGAGAGATTGTTAGAAGCTGATGATATATATTATTCTAGAAATGTACCAAGAGATGCAATGTTCTCTTATAATATGCTTCAATTTCATAATTTAGGTATTAAGAGAATGCTTTATAAGAAACCTAATAGTAAAAATAATTTAATTGAGTTAGCATGTGGAGAAGGTGGTGATATGTCAAGATGGATTGATAATGAATATAAATTTATTCTTGGTATTGATTTGGTAAAGAATAATATATATGGTCCTCGTACAGGTGCATACAGCAGAATGTTAGAAAATAGGAAACGGTTTTTCAGAAATCATAATGTTAAAGATAAAATATCATTTCCCAATATGGTATTTGTAGCAGGAGATTGTGGAAAAAATATTACAGATGGTGAATGTTCATTATCAATTGATGATCAAGAAAGTTTTAATGTATTACAAAATGTTTTAAATAAAAAACGCAATGATATGCAAAAACATTACTCTAATATCATTGGTCAAGGTGCCAATGGGTTTGATGCTTGCTCGTGTATGTTTAGTATTCATTATTTCTTTAAAAGCGAAGATACATTAGATACATATTTGACTAATGTGAGCTCTTTATTGAAAAATAATGGAACATTCTTATGCACTTTTATGGACGGTAAAAGAATAGAAGATGAAATTAATAGTAATGATGGAGATATGATTGAGGGAGTTAAAAATACTGAAATTGATATTAAAAATAAGGTACCTATTTGGGCGATTATTAGAAGATATAATAAGGATACAATAGATAGATATAATAAAAAGATTGATGTGTTTATCGAGTCGACAAGCAAATTTATACCAGAATATTTAGTATCATATGAATTATTAGTTGAAAAATGTAAAAGTCATAAATTAGAATTGGTAGAAAGCGAATTATTCTCAGAATACTTCAATAAAATTAAATCAGAAATCCCTGATGACGATAGTGAGAAGGAGGCAATTCATAAAATTGTGATGGAATTAGATAAAGACCCAGTACAGAAGAAATTTAGTTTCTTTAATAGATGGTGTATATTTAAAAAGGTTTAATTAAATAGATTCGTATATAAGAGTATATTTATTTTTTTATTTATAATTAAGATGATTTTATTTTATAGCCCCCAATGTAATCATTGTAACATGTTAATAGATAATATAAAAAGATATGATAAAGATAAGAAAATTAAGCTTGTTTGTATAAATGATTTAATTTCAGAAAATATAGAAATTGAAAAAAAAATACATTCCGTACCTGCATTTATGTTATTACCTTCAAAGGATATGTTGTATGGGAAGGAAGTATTTGATCATTTGATAATGCCAGGTAGAGGAATATTGTGTGGGGAGCAGAGTACTCGTATTGAAAGACCTACTAAGAATAACCAAGATATCGACGATATAAATGCTACAAAACCAATGGATATTAAAGAAAATCCTGATGAACCATCTGCATTTGTATTAAGTGGTTTTAATTTTTCAGATAAGTTTTCGTCTATTAATGAAGAAAACAAAACTGAATGTGACGACAAAGGATATAATTGGGATTATATTACTAACGATAAGAACATATCTGATGAAGTCGGTAGTATGGCAATATCTGAAAGTGAAGGTAGTGGAAAGAAAATGCCTTCATTAGATGAACTTAAAAAAATGAGAGATGATATTAAATATAACTAATGAAAACATATAAGGAATATCACCAATGTTTTTATATAATATAGGAAAATGTCAAATCAATATGTCTTTAATCAATATTATATAGACCTCATTAAAAGACTTAAAAAAAATGCAAAGATAATAAAAGAAGATGATAAAGATAATACAAATTATGAATTAGCAAAGACTATTACAAAATCGATTAAAGAGAATTATGTCACCCTTAATAAATCATCTGATGAGTATATTGTATATGTTAATAAATTACCAGAAGAAGTATGGAAAACTTATATTGAGGTAGAAGACGATAAAATAGGAGAGTGGTTTGATATGGATGAAGTCAAAGATGTTGAATTATATCAAAGCATATCTATATCAAATATTCGTACAATAATTAAGGACGATTACTTATGTCATCATTTTATAAGTGTGTTTTATTTATTTAAAAATGAATTAAATGAAGAACAAGTCAAGAAATACGTTTCTATATTGCAAGAATCGTTCAAAGAAGAATTATACGAGGGTATTGAAAATGAACAACATAAAACTCTTTTATTGAGATTAAATGAGTTAAAGAATAAGAATATCAAAACTAAAAGTGGTATAAATATGGCTGGAATGGAAGATACTATGCTTGGTAAATTAGCAAAAGAAATCTTGGAGGATGTTGATGTTGATAAATTGCAAAAATCGATGGGAGATAAAGGTGATTTACTACAAGCTATTGGAGACCCTGATAGTGGTTTTAGTGATCTTATTTCAAATGTAAGTAGAAAAATGGCTACAAAGATATCTAGTGGTGAATTAAAACAAGAAAATCTATTACAAGACGCCATGAAATTTGCTTCTACAATGCCTGGATTATTTGGTGGAAATCCAGGCAATGGTAATCCGGGAAATAAAGGAAATAATAATAATCAGCAAAAAGATATGATGAATATGATGAACATGATGAATAATATGATGAATAATAAGGAAGGTATGGGTGCATTTAATGATATGATGGGTGGGGGAGATAAAGGGAAAAAAGCTGGTAGCAAAGCTGCATTCAATAAAAATGCGTATAAAAAAGCGATGGCTACAAATAAACTAAAAGCTAAATTGGCTAAACGCAGAGAAGACAATCAAGAAGTTTCTGATGAATAAAAATAATGTAAATATTTAGAGTAATAAACAAAATGTTTTGGCTAGACAATATATCTGAATTAATGAACCCTATAATTATACCAGATATAAACATGACAATTGAAGAAAAAATTAATGCTATTATAAGAGCAATTATATTTATTGGGTTAATATGTACCTTGGTATTTAATGATACACGATATATATTATTTATTATCATTATAATGATAATTTCAATATTAATTATTAATTATCAGTATGATAAAAATAAAAAAATAGAAAAGTATTTAGATTTAAATGATTTAGATATAGTAGACAATAAAAAATGTATTAAACCGACAGGAAATAATCCTTTTATGAATCCTAACATATTAACTATTAAAAAAGGAAATAAAGAATATGCAGCATGTTCTATACATAATAAAAATATTAATAAAAATATAAATAAATACTTTTATGAAAAAATATTCAGAAGCGCAGATGATATTTATGATAAATCAACATTAGATAGACAATTTTATACTGTTCCATCAACTACCATACCTAATAATAGAGAGAAACTTGGTGATTGGCTTTATAATAGAGGACCATCGTGTAAAGAAGGTGATGGTTCAAAATGTTATAATAATTTATATAATGATATCAAAAATAGTGTACAAATTTAATCTTTAAATAAATCTTTGGAATATTTTTCATAAAACCCTTTTTTTTCTAAGAATTCTATTTTATCGAATTTAATATTGTAATTATTTTTTTTAAGCAATTTCAATACAGCATTTGTTAATATTTTATAGTAGCTCTTTATGTTCGTTAGTTAATTCCTTCATACTTTTGATATAAATTCATATTTAATATAATCAACTGTTATATAAATAAATAATATTTTTAATATTTAAATGAAAGAAAAAACCAGTATAACTTATTCTCAACAGGTAAATGATGATAATACTAATGAAAGCAAAATAGAATATAATAAATATTCAAAAATGCCCGATGATATAGAAAAATTAATAACATATAAAAAATTTGTTAAAAACGACTTAAATGGGGTGAAAATAACAAACCATGAGACATTCAATCAATTATATAAAAACGATAATGATATTAATGAAATCATAGGTCATAGTAATAATAAAAACGATTGGGATGTTCACGAATATACTAATTATAATTTAGATAAAAAGTATAAAAAAGAATATGATAATATTAAACTGGATATTAATTATGATATGTTTAAACAAGATATTAATTATGATATGTTGGAAAAATATAAAACAAAATATTTAACTAATAAATAAAATTTTTTTATATATTATTTAAGAATAGATAGATAATGAGTAATAATACTTTTGATGGCTCAACTAATATATGTAATGATAGTTGTTGGAAAGTCGCCAAGGAATTACATAACAAAAAAATAGAGGGCTATAATATATATCCAAATAATCCCGTTGATTGTACTAGTCCACATGTAAGAATGAGTGATATGTATTTAAATCACACCAATTTAAGAGGACGCCCTGGTTATGGTTTAGCAGATGATTGTTTAATTGATAATTATTCATCTCTAAGAAATGACCCTTCTATGATGACACATGATAAATGTAAAATACAATTATTTAGTCGTATATTTACATCGGGTCCTAATCTTAGATGTGGAAAAACACATATAGGTAAAGAATTGGAGTTAATAGAAGGTGAAGATACTAATACTGTTAAATGTAGAAAACAAATTATGGAAGAAGAAATGAATAATATGATGCCTTTACTTGATTGTGTAAAAGATGTACAAAATCATGAAAATATCGTACCTATATGGGTTAATGGAGGTGAGGATACTCGCTCTTATATAAATCGGGCCGAATTCAATAAAAACTGCAATTTGGGAGGTAGAAATAACAATATTTCAACATAATTAAAAAAATCTTATATTATAGCAGATATGAGTTTTAATAGAACAACATACGATAATTGTTCATATAAACAGGAATTACAAGGTAACGTGAGCACCTTACAATATTTACTATCTCCTTACAGATATGAACACACAAATAAATGCAGACATCAATTGGGATTTATTGGAGGCACCGCTGTATCTCATATACAGGGCAATTTAGTAGATCTCGACAGTGAATTACGAGGACAAACAAGAATAGTATCTAAATGCAATACAAACCAATATTTACCAACAGATGACGGTATTATTAAAAATGATAAAACAAAACCAATAGATACAACAATGCTTCATTTACCGGCATGCCAATCCATAATGTATCGCGAAGTACCTATGCCTCCTAAAATAAATCATAATAAATGCTAATTTTTTTTTAACATAATTTTCCAAAGTAATTAAATATGAGATAATATAATAAATATATCGGTCCTAACATAAATGCAAAAAATGCAAATACTATTCTGATAAATATATTATTAACTATTCCACCCCATTTGCATGAAAATGATAAATAGGCTGCTCCAACTGATATTAGCAATGTTATTATATAAAGTACGGCGATAAATATATTATCTATAATGGTCCATCTGTATAAGTATTCTGGATTATATCCATTTAAATATAAATAAACTGTTTCTATTGAATTATATTTTGAGTTTTCATCTTGATTATTGAACTTTTCAACTAACAACAACATATCTATTTATTTGATATATAAAATAATATATGATTTTATTAGATATGGATAAATATATAGATACACGATTAAATTATGATAGTTGTAGCTATAAAGAAAAATTAAGAAGAGCTGTTGGTCCTGGGTTATACCAATTAGAATCACCTTACAATGATTGTAATGATTGTTCACAAGATATACCAGGTGATCCATCATTAAGATATCAAAACTATGGTCAAAACACTTGCTCTATGAAAAAAGCAGTTGATGATTCAAGTGAATTACGCGGTCTTAATTATAAAAATACCAAATGTAATGCTAACGAATATATACCTGGTAAATATGAAAAATCTGGTTGTTTTATAAGAGGAAATACCGATCCTCGAGCATGTACTGCTCCTCGTGAAGATACTCGTTTATCTAATCCGCCATGTACTTTAAAAGAAACTGGTATAAATAGATGGGAATGGTTATGTTTTGATCCACAAGAAAGAGCAATAGAAGGTTTTGATAGAATACCTGTCAATTATAGAATGGTAGCTAAGGATAATCATATACCTTGTATTGAAGAACCATATGACCAATCTATGTTCCAACCAAATAATGGCGGCGACATGAATAAATTAGATGATTGGAAGATGTGTAATAAAGATAATAAATTATATACACCTGGATATCCCTATGGTTCTATGTATACAGGTGTTTCTTGCAAAAACTAATATAAATGTTGTATATATTAATGTATTTTTTATCCTTTATTGATTAGAGGTCAATAATGGAATTATCCACCGATATACCATCAATGAAAAATATTTATGATTCTACATATTGGAATCAAGTTAAACAAGATGAACAAAAAAGAAGTGATAATATGTATAATAGAGCGAAAACTCCATTTGATACTGGTATTGTAACAATGCCCGCTACTTCGGATATGTTTAAAAAAATGAATTATACTCTTCCTGATAATAGTAATAATCAACAATATATACAATCTTTATCTGGTAATAAAATTGACAGAGAATCATTTACACACAGCAATATGACACCTTTTTTACGTAAAAATGTCACGCAAAATACTAATTTAGAGTCCATGTCTCCATTTCTCGATAATAGATCAGGGGGTAATCAATTCTGGCAAAGCAAAAAAGAAGTCCCATGTATGTTTAAACCACATGCTAATAGTGGTGGAAATATATGTGGTATGAAAAATAATGATGATTTTTTAAAATCTCGTTTAGATTTCAAGGAAAAGGCTAACAATTTTTTTCCAATAGAACAAATTAAAGTAGGTCCGGGGTTAAATCAAGGTTACGATTCGAAGGGTGTTGGGGGATTTCATCAAACAGATACTAATACATTAGCGCGACCTAAAAATTTAGATGAATTAAGAAGTAAAATTAATCAAAAAGAAACTACATTCAAAATACCTGTTAAAGGACATATTAAAGGTCCTGATCAACGAGGTGTGCAAATGCCACTTGATAAAAATCGCCCTGACACTGTATATGAACAAAATGAAGACATGTGGTTGAAAACAACAGGTGCTGTAAACAAGGATTCTTTACGTCCTGCACAAAATATTCGCCCAACTACACGCCAAGAATCTCATATTGATTATCAAGGAGGTATATCGTTAAATGATGCTAATGCGGGTTTAAGCGATGATTATGGCAAAGGTAATGTAATAACTTATAATAATGAGCGTGCGAGTACAGAAACTAATACGGTTATTTCAAATGTAACCAGTATTGTAAAAGCAATTGTATCACCTGTTGTTGATGCATTAAAATATACTATGAAGGAATATAATGTAGAATCTGAAAGAGGTGTTGGTAATCCAAGTATACAAATACCAGAAAAAGCTACAATATATGATCCCGATAATCATATTATGAAAACCACTGTTAAAGAAACAACTGTTCATGATAGTGAAATGACCAATTTGTCTGGTAATAAAGAAACTTACTCTACTATAACAGATCAAGTTAAAACAACTGTAAAAGAAACATTAATACACGATAGTGGGTATACTAATATAAGATCTACCGATGGTGGTTATACTATTTCCGACGATGATGCAAAAAGAACCATTCGTGAAACTATTAAACCAATTGATACTGTACGCAATATAGGCGGTGTTACATATAGTGTTTCTGTGTATGATCCTGAAATTGTTGCTAAAACTACTGTAAAGGAAACAACACTGATTGGCAAATCACCATATGGATTTATAGGAGGTATGTTAGATGGTTTATTAGGAGGATATATTAATAAAGAAATTGAACTTAAAAATACACAAAAACAATTTTTATCAGATACGAATGAATATGGTATTGCTGGTGCAATTAATGAACATCGTCAAAGAGATAGAGCAGCAGAAGAGAACGCAGAAATTGATGATACACGCGAGCTAATTATGATTGCAGCTGGTCACACTCCAAATCCAGGTAATATGAATATCAATAAAGATTCTTCTGATCTAGAAATGACTACAAGAAAACCATTTGAAAACTCTGCTGCTGCACGTAATAACGGTAATGTTGGTATGATATATCAATCGTCACCAAGTATTGATGAATGTGGTATTACAAAGATGCCTAAAAAAACTAATGCTTATTCAAATAGATTAGACAGTAGTTTACTTGAATCTATAAATGATAATGATTTAATGAAAAATCAACGTATTAATCCTATTAAATCAGGATGTAAATTTTAATAAAATTATATAAGGATTTATTATATTATATAATATGTAATGGGAGCGGGTTCCTATTACGCGCTTTCGTAGCTTAATTGGTTAAAGCGTTGGTCTTATGAGCCAAAGATTGGGAGTTCGATTCTCCCCGAAAGCACTAATTATTTTTATTAATTTTATAAAAAATGATATTAATTAAAATATTTATATTTTAATATACTATGGATAAATCTAATAAAGTTAATTCTATTGTTAATTTATTGAATACTAATTTTTGTGATTTTTTAAAAAAACATAATGATAATTATAGTGATACTTTAAAAATTAATATATTAAAATTACATTCTGACGATACTATTAATATGATGCATTCTGATCTCACAGAAGCTGGTACTCCAAATATAAAAAAAAAATCACCTAAACAAAGTAAATCATCTTCATCAAATATACAAAAAATATCACCTAAACCAGCTAAAACTACAAAAAATACTATTAAATATTATCATGAAATAATGATTCAACATTCCAGATTTGAAAATGGTTATGAATTTGATTTAGGATTTAGAAATGAACATAGAATTAAAATATTACAAGAATTATCTGTTAGAGAAGATACACTTCTTTATATAGGCGAGGTTCTTAGGTCTACTTCTATTAATGATAGACGTGTTATTGTTAAAATTCAACCACGATATGACAAAGAAATATTGGAAAATATTATTGGTGAAAAAATTACTCTTAAAGCAAACTTACATGTCCCTTACCAAGTTGCTACTGAAAAATATATTATGGAAAAATTGAAAAAAGAATGCCCTAATGC